TACCTGTGAGGTTACCTGTCACACTACCTGTTACGTTGCCTACAACTCCACCTGTAGCTGTTGTAACGCCAGTAACAGCAAGCGTTCCTGCTACAGTAGCATTCTCATCTACAGTAAGAGTGTCAACATTTGCAGTACCATCTAACCACAAGTTGTTCCACTGCTGAGTAGAACTACCAAGGCTAAACGTACCTGTTACTTCTGGTTTGATATTGCTGTTTACGTCTGCTTGAAAGTCGATAGTATCTGTGGCGGCGTTACCAAAAGTCAAGTTACCTTCAATGGTAGTGTTACCTGTCACTGTAAGGTTACCTCCTACAGATACATTACCCGTAGCAGCAACAGTAGCGCTGTTAACAGCACCTGAAAAGAAACCATCCTTGAACTTAATACCTGTAGAGCCTACATCTAAAGTGTTTGTAGTCTTAGGTAGAACACTAGAAGACGATACAACTACGTCCTGCGCTGGGCCGACCTTGGTGATAGGCGCACCCTCACCTGCAGTACCATCATGTTTATGTCCTGTAGATGCGTTAAAACCTGCCTCAATGGCATTGTACTCTGCATCAAAGTCATCTGCATCAATAACACTTCCGTTAGAGATGTTGTTACCAGTATCCTGACGTGTATAACCTGCCATGTTTTAGTCCTTACTGTCTATCATTTTGTCTGAACTCTAGCAGGGCTGTGTCTAGAGTGAAGGTAGGATTAGTAGAGAGATCCTCTACACGTAATGCTATAGTTTTGCCGGAACCAACTAAGTTTGTGTTGTACACAACATCAAGCTCACCCCCATAAGTTGCTGTACCAAACACAGCAGAAGAGGAGCCGTATACGAATATAGCAGTACCCGTGCTCTCTATGCGCTGGGTTGCTGGTTGAATCACACCCGTGTTTGTACCTGTATCAAAGTCATACTTTACGTTTAGACCTATGTTCATAGGCCCAGTAGGTTCAGCGTATAGGGTCATCTTGTAGAAAGATTTACGTAGCTGTGGATCAGAGATAGGCATAAAGGGTGATTCGTATATGGCATCAATGTTAGCACCATCAAAGCTAGAGCCTGTATCCATGATGTAGATGTAGCCATCAACATTAGCAAAAGCTATAGTCTCTGCTGTACCTGAGTAGCGGCTATCAGCTATGTAAGCTTTAATGCCAAACGTAGTAGACCAGCTAATACCCGAAGCACCTTGAGCTACAAACTTGGTAGCGATTAACCCTTTAGCAACCTCATTCTGTTCAGACTCAATGTATGCAAAGATTCGATACTGAGCCTTCTCACGTAAGAGAACAGATGTGAAGTTGGATGCGCTACCAAGAAATGTACTAGCGTCTTTAGCTATAGGATCGGATGCAATGTCCAAACCAAAGTCACCAATACGGTCAGTAGCACTCAGTAAGCGAATACCATCAGGGGCAAGATACATGATGTCACCACCAACTTCTTGGATAGTGTCACCACTAACACAACCAATGCGGTCTGTTATAGGTGATACTTGGAAGTCGGAAGTAGTGTTACCTGTGAGTCGCTTGATGCTATCCGTAGTAAAGATGATAAGCTGGTCACGGAATACAGCTAGACCTGTTACATCAGAGGCAACATTAAGAGAACCTGCACCATCAGCTGCACTAAAGTTATCAACAGTAAAGGGGGCAGTAAAGAATACGTTGTTATCCTTGGCGTAGAATGCTGTATCCTTAAACACTGCCACATGAGAAGCGCCTAGTACATCTGTAGAGCCAGTGATTGCTGTTAGAGTATTGCCAGATGTGTTGTATGTAGCAGGGTAGTTAACACCGTCAACAAACAGAACCTTATCATTGCCATCTAGGTTATACAAAGCACTACGAGCCTTGCCACCTAACAGGGGTCTAGCACCCATAGATGTCCATGTAGTACCCGTACCGTAGTAATACTCTGTGAGGTTAGAAGCATTCTGCCTAGCGACCACAATACGCCCAGAACTAATGACCTTTAGGGCTAGGATAGGACCAGAGCCTGTAACTTCTGTGTCGCTATACTTTTCGTAGCCTTTAATCTTAGAGTAGCCACCTTCTTTAGACGCCTCAAAGTTCTGCAGGATAGTAGCAGAACCCACAGCATTAGTACCCTGCTGTAAAGGGCTAAGGTTAGAGATGAGACCACCTCTAAACTCAATAGGAAATGTCTGCCACTGTGTAGCCATCAGAAATGTACTCGTGTATCTCGCAAGTATTCAGTGCGATTAATGTGTAAGCTACGGAGTTGTTTAATGCCTTGCTCAAACTTTTGTAGTGATAATTGTGCTGCCTGTGTATCGCCACGGAACTGATAGACATAGTACATAGCACCATCTACAATCGTATAACGATATTGCTCAGGTAGTGTTGGTACATCTGTGGGAGACTCTAGGTCAAACCCTGTACGGAAATACTCATATACTACTTCGTATGCTTGGTCGGGTGGAGGAGAAAAGATAAGTTCTCTACTTGGAGTGCGTACAACATACTTAGGAATTGTATGTGTACTTGCCTCAGAGTTATACTCATAATCAGCAAACTTGTCAAGCCATTCTTCATACGTAAGAACTTTTAGCTTTACTGTACCTACGTTAAGATCTGAGTTACGCTTGATGCGAAAGGTATTCATGTTGATAGTCTTACTGTCGTGAGGCATACTGTAACGCACCTCACCTACAGCCAAGACTTCTGTTTCTTCTACATGGTTCCAAGGCCACTCAAACTCTTCTTGATTGATATGGCGAATGGCTGCATTAACAGCGTCTTTAGCAAAACTGTAGTAGCCTGTAGCTGTAGTGAAGTTAGCAGTAGTAAGTTCTACTTCGTTAAGGCGGCGGTTAACGTCATTAACTAGGCTTAGGTATTCGTATGCCATATTACTTCTCCCTCACGCGCAGGAAGATACTACGCTCGTACTGTAAGCCTGCACCTGTTGAGATCCTACAGATAATTGTGTACCGTATATTGTTAGTCCCTAAGCTGAATCTAGCTGTAGACACCTTACCAGAAAGAGTACCTGTAACAAACTGCAAACCGTTAACTACGCCAGCGTCTTCTACTAATGTTGCTACACCTGACGCATCCTTGATGTACCAAGTGGCAGCAGCTACAGTGTCATCACCTAAGAAACGAGACCAGTCTACGCTGTAGTCTACAATCTCATCCTTATCTTTATCAGGCCACCTATATGACATTTCTATTCCTTACGCTGTAATGTGTACAGTATTGTTTGTGTCTTGCTTACCTATAAACAGAGTGCGCTGTCTGCTATACTCATCTGCGTAATCTTGGTAAGGGAATACTACAGCTGTTGGATCTGCTAGATTAACAGACAGAGTAGCAGATATTGTATCGAGTGTCACTGAAGCTTGAGCGTCTTCATCAGTAAACTCATAGTTGTTTAACGTCAGAGATACACCCGTAATAGGTATAACTGCCTTGGCATCAAACCCTAATGTCTCTGCAGTAATAGTAGCAGGTATAGTGTCAAACACTACAGAAGCTTTAGCATCTACATCTGCAAAAGTATTGATACTGAAAGAAGCGGTGACAGCTGTAGGTGTGGTACTCGCCTGTGCGTCTGTAACTACAGCATTGATAGTTGTAGCAGCAATAGCCTCTGCCATAGATGTAGTAGCCTGAGCATCAAACTCAATAGCTACTTCACCTGTAGCGGCTACACTACCCAGCGTGTGAAATGCTATAGCTTCGTAAAGCAAATCACCTGTGCTAAACTGAGCAAGTGTCCCTGGCAAGAACGCATTAGCAAATACTGCTGTAGCACTCTGTGAAAGAGGGGTCTCAGATAAAGCTGTAAAGCCTAGCATGTTATGTGACCCCTCTTACTGTTACGGGTTTAGTTAGGAAGAATGTCAAAGGGGAGGTATAGGCCAAGTAACTGTATCCGGAAATCCGGCTTGCTGGGGCAAGTCAAGTAAGTCTTGACGATAAGTGGTCCATTCAGCCTTTTTATCATCCGTTAATTCATTCCATCGTATTTGGTTTGTAACGAGCGGGTCTACAAAATTAGTTAGGCAGTCATTGCGTAACCTCCTAAAATACTGTGCTTCACCTATTGTGTCTTCTGATCCTGCCTCGTATGTACAGTTAGGAAAATCAGAAAGTTTAGCCTCAATAGGAACAACAATACGATTTCCATCTGCTTCTATAAATACCTTTGTAGCCATTTTACAAATCCTCCGCAGCTTTAAGGAATACTAAGTGTACAAATCCAGTGCCGCCTTTTCCGCCACGACAATTGAGGGTTT